TTCTTGATTCTTAACCAAATCAATGGTCTTTTGGCGTTGGTCTTCGGTAAGACTGATGCCATCAAAAGTAAGACTCTCACCATTTGACTTGACATTGCAGCTTTTGATTTTTGTCTCGATAACTATTTTTGTCTCTGCCATCTTAAAACTCCTTTCTTTGCCCGCCCTGCCACCCGCATAACACTAAATTAGGGTCTGACTTTGTTAAGTCTGAACCTGGCATTAGGCATCACCTCCTAACTAAAATTAGTTTTTGCAAATTTACCAAAATGTTTTAGAGCAACTCTTTGAGTTTTTTCTTGTAATGAACCGACAGATATATCCGCTCCTGGTTGGTCTCGCCAACGCCAATAGGCATGTTGTTCTACAACTAATTTGTCATCTTTGTAAACCAAACCCGAAAGTGCGTCTTTGGTGGCTCGTACAGCCTTATCTAAATCGGGGGCACTTCTTCTGTCGGGTAAGGGATGTCGATGTCCCTCTTTTGATAACTCCCCGTTTTTCTTAAAGTGCCCTTTTGGGCGTGGTAGATAAAATGTCGCCTGGAAGACTATCGCTCCATCGTAAGGCATAAAGTGTTGACTATACTTTTGCAGAAACGCCCACTTCACACTTTCCATCCAGGGTTTTTGATATTTAGACGCGGGGGTTACATTAAAACTCATCTTGCCGCTTGCCTGTTTTGTCCTGAAAACAGTTTTACTGCCTGAGCCGCCTACTCTGCCATGCACGTTAAGTTTAATTTTTGCCACTTTTATTCTCATTTCGCCTTTCCTTTCGGTTTCTCTGCTATGTAAAATCATCGAACAGTCTGTTTTTCAGCCATCGGCGGGCGTCGGGAACATACTTGCCCCGCACCCTATCGGCTGCGGCAGTAGCATGAGTCTGTTGTTCGGGGGATAGTTTTTCCCACTCCTCAAATGCTGGCCATTTGCCAACTTTGATATATCTATCGTTGTCAGGGTCATATCTTCCTTTGAACTTCTTCCAGAAAACTTCAAACTCCTCACTATATTTACTTTCCTTTACTTTACTTAACTTTACTTTAATTGGGCTAACCAACTCCTGTAGTTGGTCTGTAGTTGATATGGGCGTTGTATTTGGGGTAAATGGGCTATCTGGAGTAGTATTATTGTTGGTTGGGTCGGGACATTGCGATTTGGCTTCGTGATTTTCACGCAAACTTTGGAAATTTGCAAATTTTGTTGCCTCTAAATACCATTGGTCGTTAATTTTATAGAGTTTTATTAACTTACAAGCGTGCAAATCTCTCAGATACTCCAAAATTTTACGTTTTGAAAAATTTAACAGCGGCACCACGATGCCTTTGACGATTTTAGGGTCGGCCTCAAATCTACCTTTTATATCGAGATGCGGGATTAACATAAGATACAAAAGTCGTGCATTATGGCTTTTCAAAGTTGCAAATTTATGGCTTTGCGATATTCTCTTTTTTAGCATCCTGCCTTCTGCCATTTTGCCGCCTAATCCTTTTTGTTCCTTTTTGGGGCTTCATTTTCCGTGTAATAATCGCAATCTGCATCATCTTGTGTTACTACTTTGGGATTTGCTGGGTCACGCCAGCATATATACATTCCTATTTTGTAACGCTCGGAATATTCGCATTTGTTACATTTGCTCATTCTTCTGCCTCTTTTTGTAGTTGCTTTGTTATGGGGGCTTGCTCAACAGGCCACAATAATTTTCGTCCGCAGTTATGGCAATATTTTTGGTTTTTTACTGTGGCACCACAACTATAACAATAATTGCGTTTATGATTGACTTTACCTTCGCTATCAATAGGATGCTTAACTTCTGTTTCATTACTCATTTTCCACCTGCCTTAAAAAATCCTGTATATCTGCGAGACAGTCATGCGAGAAAATATTATCGTCCGTCGGCCCAAACACATATTGCTGCCAAGGTTCGTAATAAAAGACTTCGCCCAATAACCCCTTGGACTTGTTGTTTTTGCAAAGGTAAAAGGGCTTAATTGAAAACTTGCCTTTGCTTTTTTCAAAATATATATATTTGTATTTTGTTTTCATTTGCCTTTCTCAAATAGTCCAAGCTGGCCAGCTTCCTGCTCTTTTACAGGAACACCAGTATCTACCGCCCTTAATCTTTTGCGGGCGATGTCGCAGTATTTCTCTGATATATCTATGCCGATGTAGTGGCGGCCTAACATCTTGGCGGCTACGCAAGTGGTGCCTGAGCCGCAGAAAGGGTCGAGGATTAAATCATTTGGGCCTGAAAAATGCTTAACCAGATAGAGCATTAACTGTATTGGTTTTGGGCAAGGATGCTCAGATTCAGGCCCTTTTTTAAGATTTAACGTATTACATAAAATATAATCTTGCCCCAAATGAGCCTTAGTTACTTCACCATAAGTAAAAATTGGCTCCCAAGCATTAAACCCGCCCATACGGTTATAAGAAACTGCTGCCGGCTTATGCCAACAAATTTGCCAAAAAGGCGCGGGGTAAAAATGTGTATTTGATATACCCGGAGTAAAAACAATTGCCTTGCTAATCTGATTAGCTAACTTAAACCATTGAGAACAAAAGTCCGCATAATCATCTCTGTGCATTGAGTAAATATCGTATTGTCTTTTGTTTGGACCTATATCTTTGGCGTTGTAATCAGGGTCAGTCAACACCAAACCCACACAATTATCAGGCCAGTCTTTCATAACTTCCAAGCAGTCCCCGCATATTATCTTATTTACTGGTAAATCCATTTACTCTATCTCTATAGTATCCGCCAGGGCTGCTGAGCCGTTTGTAGTGGGCTTAACTCCCGCCTTGCGGAGCGTTTCCTCTATCTCCTGAATACGCCGGGTGTTTATATCCAGCGCAAGCCACCTGCCATCATCGGCTTCGGGCGGCAGCCGCTTATTGGGCTTACTAAATCTTTTTGTTCCCTTCCGGGTTTTCATTTGTTTTGTAATAATCACAAAAATGCGTTACTGCGGGATTTACTATCCTGGGATTTGCGGGGTCACGCCAGCATATAACCATTCCTATTTCATAGCGCTCGGAATATTCGCATTTATTACATTTACTCATCATTTGCCTTTCTCAAATAGTCCAAGCTGCCCAGCCTCCTGCTCTTTTGAAAATTAGCACATCTTCATATTCAATCTTTTCCACATTGGGATGTTTTTGGTGGTAGATTATCCGCCAGAAGCTCTGCTGGGTGAGCTTTCTTTTCAGCCGCTCTATTAAAGCAAATCCGGCCTTCTCGCAAATCTTGATAGTATCGAGGTCGAGCCGGACGATTTTCTTATCACGAATGAAGTTCTTAACCACCAAAACCATTAGTCCTTCGGGCTTTAAGACTTTATGGCATTGCCGATAGACCTGGAGCATTGCTTGGAGATAGTTTTCGCCTTTGAGATTACCGATGTTATCGGCGGCGCCTGAATATGGATGGGCCAAACTCTGGCCATAAGGCCCGCCGGCTTTAGAGTCTGTCCTGCCGTGATTTCTTAAGCGCTTAACTGATTCATCTAAATCGGCCTTGCCTGTGTAGGTTGTGGGATTTGCTTTTTCTTTGGCGAGCTTATCGGCTCTGGGGCTGTGGTGTTTTTTACCCATTGATTCTTCATACGGCGGCGATGCAATAACGGCATCGGCCTTCGCTAATGCTTGTCGATAGCTCATTCTTTGCGGGTCATTATCCTTGCACGCATCATCAGATAATCTATTTCCGTGTGGTGGCGAGCTTATAACTGCCGAGATTTCGCCGTAAGGTAGGTTGCCGATGTTGTTTTTTTGGTGTGAATAATGAACTCCAATCTTTTTTTCTCGTTCAAACTTATGTTGAGTGCCGCCACGTTCCTGCATAGCTTCTGCATACGGTGGACTAAATAGTATATTATCGGCCAGCAGGCCGTCCAGATTGCGGGCATCGCCCTGAAGGATTATTGCTTTACCCATCTGGTAGCCCAGCATCGGCCCCAGCGACTTAATCTTCTGCCAGTTATCCTGCTGCATCTTGACGAATTTTTCTTCCAGTTCGACGCAGATGATATTTCTGCCCAAGGCGCAGCCGACAAGTATCGTGCCGCTTCCGGCCATTGGGTCTAAAATCGTATCGCCTTTTTTGGTGTAATGCTCAATGAGGTATAGCTGTAAAGCCAAGTGCATTTTGGCCGGATGAGCGAAGCTGGCCGACTTGAACCATCGCCTGCGCTCTTCAGTGTCCTGCTTAAAGCATATTATCTTATTTACTGGTAAATCCATTTACTCAAACTTCCTTATCAAGTATCTGAATGCCCTTTCCGCCTGTTGGGGGACAACTCCGTTTCCGAGAAGCCGCAATCTGTCCACCCTACAGGAAGTCCTTGAAGTTGCTCTACCCAGTCGGGATTGAGCTTGCCTGCCTTGCTCTTGCCGTGTGGGATTTTCCGTATTTTCCCGCCTAATGTCGGATTTCCTGCCTTGTGTGTTCCGTCCCGAATTGAATCCGCATTGTTTGGTGTCGGCCACAACTCTTGGCTCTTCCCATTCGTATTGGGGTTGCCCTGGTCGAGCAGGCCACTGTTGATTATTAGCGCATCTTCCAATTTGCGGATACCACCACCCGATGTTTGTCTTTCGCCCTGACCGCCCCCTGTTGGTGTTTTCGGAGTCGGCCATTTGGCTTGATGACCTAATCGTGGGATTTTCTTTCCGTTGACAATCTGATACCCTTCTTGGTTCTGTGCCTCTGGTGTCGGCCAGTTTCTTTCTTCCTCGACTGTTACCCTGTCCACCAACAATTCCTGCACTTTTGGTTTCTTGCCCTGTCTTAATGCTTTGCATACTCCCCTGTGAGCATAAGCCCCTCTTTCGTGAGTTCCCATCGCCATTGTCGGCCAGTTGATTTTCTCTACTGTCATCGCAAGATTTAGGCTGTGTCTTTTTAACTGACTTGGAGACATCTGTTGAGTAACTCGGCCAGTTGCTATTGTAGGCCAAGATAAACAGCCGTTCCCGTCTGTGTGGAGCTCCGCACTCTGCCGCACTAAATAGTCCTGCCTCAACTGCGTAACCCATATTTCGTAGGCTTCTGTAAACTGTGGGGAATCCAAGGGTAAGGTGTCCGCTGACGTTTTCCCCGAAGAACTAAAGAGGTTCAACTGTCTCAATGATTCTCTCAATATGCGGCCAAAGCCATCGGGGGTCTTGTTCTCCCTGTCTTTTGCCAGCGACCGACTCTCCTTGACAGGGATAGCCGGCAGTGACGATGTGTATCTTTCCACGAAAAGGCTGTCCGTTGAAGGTCTTAATATCCGTCCAGACAGGTGCGACATCCAGGAGACTCTGCTCCATCTTGCTAACCAGGTTCGCCGCTGCGAATGCTTCGACCTCCACATAAGCGACTGTTCGCAGATTTGGGATAACTCGCTCAAGTCCAAGTTCAAGCCCCCCGTATCCTGAACAAAGCGATAAGCATCTAAATTCTTCGGTATTATCCACATCGGTCATCGCATTCCTTTTCATTTTGCTTGGCTTTCAGGGCTTGCTTATAAATCGTTGTTTTTTTGCAATTTTTACAAGTAATATCTTGGGAAGAAAGAGATTGCTTTGCTTTGCCAACCCAAGTGCAGAAAGAATCACACGCTCTATAATACAAATTATTATCACCTGGCACTAAAAAGTGAATTTTGTACTTTGCCATTTTCACCGAACAATCATCACAAGCTATATCATCACAATCGGAGGCCGGATACTGTACGCAGTTTACTTTCTTGTTATACGGGCAGGGCTTTAGATACTTCTCGTTTTCTTCTTCCGCCGTCATCTCTTTTGCCATCTCATTTCTCCTTCAGGGCTTGCTCAAGGTCTTTTCTCATATTGCCGATAACTCTGTTTGTTATTATGTTTTTCAAGTTGTATCTTTTGCCCAGAAATATTTCTATCTTTTTGAGGACTTCTAAAGGTGTGAAATTTTGTTCCGTTGTCAATACAAGATAGAGCTCAAAACCCTCTTTCCGCCGCTCGTTCTTGGTCTCCAAATCTATGGCAATTTCTGCAAGCGATGTCCCGTAACGCTTGCATAGTATCTTTACTGCATCGCTTGTTGGTTCTGGCTGTTTTGGCTTTTCAAGCTCGGCACGGCTTATCATATCTGCATCCTCTTTTAGATATGTTCCAGCCTCTTCGTAAGACAATCCAGTTGCATCTGCGAAAACCGCCAACGAAATGAAGCCGCTGTTGAGCAGCATAACCACAAAATCAAATGCTTTTTGATTAGTAATCGCTTTTTCTCCATTCATCTCTACTCGCCGCCTTTCTGCTTCAGGGCTTGCTCAAACTCTTTTATTGCTTTTCTTCTAAAAGGACATTTATCTGGTGGTATAATAGATGAACCGTGACGTCTTGAATTTATTCCACGCCAAGCCCCTTTTTTGCATTCAAAGTGGACATCACACATACCAGCCCATATTTTTAGATAGTTACATCCTCTACATTCTAATTCAATAGATACTTTTGGACCCTCTCGTACTTTTTTAACTCCCGCCACCTCATTCACCGCCTTTCTGCCAGGCCAGCCGCCTTGCATTGCGCAGCTTTCCCGGCCATTCGCCAATGCTTTCCCTGGATAATCCACTGGATTGTTGTGCGCGCAACTCCATATAACCGAGCTAATTCTCTTTGGCTTTTGGTTTTTGCTAATAAACGTATTTCGGCCACTTGTGGCCAAGTTAATTTTGCTCGACCGTTTTTTTCACCACTTACATCTATTGGTGGTTTTAGTCCCATTTTATATGCAGCTTTGTTGTTATCTGAAGCCGTAACCCATTCCAAATTTGCAACAGAATTATTGCCTTTATTCCCGTCTTTGTGATGTACATAGGAACCAAAAAGAGAAGGTGGCAAAAACGTAAATGCCACAAGCCTATGCACTAAAAAAGAATAGGCTTTCTTTTTTTTAAATAACTGTACCCCGTAATAACCTTTAGATGATTTACCGCCCTTCAAAATGCAGCCTCTTGAAAGAGATTTAATCCGTCCTTTGTTAGATATTTCATATAAGCCATTAAAATTGGGAATTGGTTGCCATTTTTCGTTTACCATATAAGCTCCTGAATTTGTAAATTTTTAGGAAATTGCTCTATGTCCCGAATGAGCTTTCCTGCTATGTGCACCTGCTTAACGTATACGGGGACGCCAGCAGCATCACCCTGGTCAACGATGCTTTCTATGCACTCCAGTTTACATTCCCGGCCAGGCCTGCCGTTGATGGACTCTGCACCGACAACAATGCCATCAAGTTTGGGCGCTTGTGGGTATTGAGCATAACACGTTCTGCCAGAGGGATACTTTCCAAAGTCAAACATTTGAAATGCCTCTTTTGGAATATCTATGTCCTCCAGTAACGGCTCTGCTGAAAGCCAGCGATGGCCGGGGATTTTCAAAAAGTCGGGGATTTGTTCATCAGCTTCTTTCTGTGTGGAGATGGAGAGGCCAAGATAATTTTGTGTCAAAAGCGTCAATGAGGCCTGGCGGTTAAGTGAATTAAAATATTCTATGGCTCTTTTAATGCGTTTTGTAGAAAATAAATATTTATGTTGCGGGGCCGCAAAAGTCATCGCAAAAATCTCATCAATAAAATCAAACGGCATTTGCTCGTGGAATAAATCACTCATTGAACAAACAAATATTGTGCGAGGCCTTCGCCAATGTAATGGCTGTTCCAATTTATCCTCATATAGCCTTATCTTGCCCGTCCATTTACCATCTTTGGTTAGGCCATCGTATCTGGAGTTCCCTTTGAATCTCGTAGATACGAGTCGTTCGCTCCAGCAATATTTACAACCCGGACCGTGATGAGTACATCCTCCAGTTACATTCCATGTTGCATCGCAATATGGTATTTTGCTTCTATCAGACATCGAATAATCTCCAAACACCCCAGCGAACTCGACAAATCCTGTGCTTTTTATGTAGACGTCGCAAAGCAGCATTTGCTATGCTTTTTGAAATTCCAAGTAATTCCCGAATTGTTTTTGTTGTCAAAGCGCCACGAGAAAGAATACATAGGATTTTATCCTGCGTAATACTTCGTTGTGGGTTGTGGCCGGAAACATATTGTCTTGGCCGACCAGCCTTGTCATATCTTAAAAATACTGCCCCACAACCGCATTCACATTCTACCAACAGATTCGGCTCATTAAGTTCTCGCAATTTACTACCTGCTCCTCGATGCTTATACGAATGGCCTTTATTACCAATCACAACTTCTATATTTTCGGGCGCATTATTTTTCTTATTCCCGTCTTTATGATGTACTTTCTCGTTGGGTTTTAATCGCCGGCCTAATTTTTTCTCAGCAATAATTCTATGTTCGTAAGCATATCCGGCACCATCAGCTAAATGATGTTTTATGCCGACAAGCACTTTTACGTAACCGTGTGAGCTTATATGCTTTCCGCCACGCCAGCCGCCACCCTTGACTTTAATAGGGTTCAATGACTCATCGCAATACGGGATATTCGATTTGCTCATTTCTGTTTCCTCAAACATCTTTTAAGCTCATCCCCTGCGCCCGGTTTTAATAAGTTTAATTCCTCAAAACTCGTAATTGTCATCTTGCCACCCAGCGGGTCGGGCTTTGTTGGAATCCATTGACTAAAACCTTGTCTTTTCCCAGCCGCAATCTCATTGAGCTCTTGTTGGCTACAAGGATTAGTGCAACTTGGCTTTATCTTTTTCGGAAATGGTAAATCCCAATTTTCAACTATTTTGTTCCAATCAATCTCATCGGGCTGGGCATCAGCGAAACCAATTCGCATAATCTCCGTGAACTGCTTTTGTATGTGCGGATAGAGCAGAACCTTCGGGCCTGATTTCGCAAGAAGTATATTTGGCGGGTAAGTATTCCTCAGCCAGTCGTGGACGGCACAATTAACACAAAGACCCTTGGCTTCCTTTGAGTGGCGCAGCATCTTTGCATTTGAGCTTCGCAATGTGGCTATCTTGCAATGAGCTCCGCATCTTTCGCAATCCACAATAGCCATATCAGGTTCCTTTCATACTTGATTTTATAATTGCTGGCCATGACCATTGTCTTGTTAATAGATTCCAAGACCGCTCTTTATATAGAAATGTTCCATCCCATTTAGGTTCCGGGGTTCTGTATCGCATAGCAAAGGGTAAGGTTCCGATTTCATATACCCACTTCAATCTATTCTCGGCCTTTTCGAGCGTGTCGTCATAATAGCCGATGAGAACATAGCAGCGAATCTGGTCCCGCCGGAAATAGCGTTTCAACTTCTCTACAGCCTTTAATATGGGCTTTTCGTTATAGGGTGGGTCAAATGACAGCCATAGCTGATAAATTTTCAAGCTCCGCAGCTCCTCAACGATTTCGTCTGTTATCCTGGCCGCCTCTAATCCACCGGCGAAATCCACACGCTTTTGTGTGCGGAGCATCTCGAATACTTTTCTGATATGTTGAGGGGAACAAGCCAACAGATTATTGTCTTGGACGATATTGCCATCTTGGATGAACAATTCTCTAATTTGGCCCTCACGTTTTGGCACAAAACAAAATGGACAGTTATGCGGACACCCCCTCGATGTTATGGTAACGCCTTTTTTAACATATATCCCAGACAGAAAGCCGTTGCCACGAGCATCAAGGGCAGGACCGCCGATTTTTATTTTGCCGTAACTCTGCCACTGCCTTGCTAACATTGCCGCTCTTGACAAATCCCAGGTAAATACCGTTGAGATATGAATCTCATCGTATTCGGGAGTCCACAAAGGTGGCGACCCGAAATAGCAATCCGCATCCGTAGGACTCATTTTAGTTTTTGTCGGGAAAACACGGGCTATTCGCATCAGAGTCCTTTCCCATAAGCCAGTCCGTTAAATCACTCTTGCGTCTCAGCAATCGTTTCTGTTTTTTTTGCAATTTTCAACGAAAAACAATGTGGGCATTTGTTGTCACGAGGCTGCTCAAAATCACGATTGCAAGCACGGCAAGAATATTGCAATGCTTTTTCTTGAGTTTCTGATGGCTCTGCCACAGGCGCTTGTTCTGTTTCGGTCTTTTTTGGCGATTCTTTCGACCCGATAATTTTGGCTTTTGTGTTTTCTACACCCGACTTTGGCTGTTCAGCCGAAGATACACCACTGATGTCGAATACCGCCCCGTCAAACTGGCTATCATCGGCCTCAATGGCTTTCTCCAAATCCTGATTCAAAGTGGGTAGGTATTTGCATAGTCTGCGAACAGTGGTTTTTCGTGCCATTTCGCTATAATCAGTTGCCCAAGGGCCACTATCTTTCGCCTTGCTGCGTTGGCGTATCTTGTTTATCTCGCTTACCGACATAACCTCAACCAAGGCTGAACCATTTTGTAGTTCGGCAAAAGCATAAGCAGCTTTCACTTTACCTTTATCAGCATCGAGACAGGGTCGATGACACAATTTTTGGTGAAGACCATATTCAATCTCAAATACATCTTTTTCGTGAACCGTGTGGGCTTCAATTTTGATAACGCTTGAGTTTCGCAGTGCTAATTCTTTCAGCCCCTGATAACCAGCTATGAACTGGCATTCATAAGTATTAGTCTTGTTGTTCCTGTAAGGCACCAGATATGCCCGTCCCAGAGTGCCGCTACAATCTAAGCCAAGTTCGGCACTGGTCATGGCCGCCTTTAATATGCTTTCCTTGGTGCATTGCAATAACAGCGGTTGCCGCGAAACAGCCAGCAAAACCATTTTCGTAACCCGTTCCGGTGTCAAATGTTTCGCCGCCACTGCCTTCAAACTTTCGCGGACGTATGGGTCTTTGAGCAAATCCCGCAGCGCTTCCCGCCGAGCAGCTAACGCTGTTGTCGGTCTGTCTTTATTATTTTTTTGTTTTTTTGCCATCGGTTTTCTCCTTTTTTATTCTCAAAACTCTAAACGCACTTTCTTTAACTGTGTAACTTTTGCGATGCTGTTGGAAATATGTAACTAAACCATCGCTAAACTGCCCGCCTTCGGCGTCACCAAGGGCGGCTATAAGCTCGGCTTCCGTGCGGTCTTTTGCTTCTCTGGCAAGATTAAAAGTAGTTTTCCCCCGCTGCCAGTTATCAATAATTCTATCCTCGATTTGAATAATCTTATTAGGTTGCCGTCGAACACGCTTGATTACATTAAGAGAAGGGGCTATGTCGGAAGGGGGCTGGTCTGATTTGACGTATTTGTCCCAAAATTCAATCGCCTTTTCAACGATAAATTCCGCAAGCTCCTTGTCGTATGGCACTCGGAACAGATTAAAGCCCCGGCCAGCTATAAATGCAGGGACATGGCATAAGCCTTTTTTGACACAGAACATCTGGACGTGGACCTGAATTATTACATTGTCCGGCACCTGGTCTGTATCGGCATCGCCCCAATCTTCTTTTGCTGGTGCAAACAGGCCGACTGTTTTGGCTTCTACGGGTTCGCCGGTTTTCACAAGGCTTGCGTCAAGATTAGATGCAAGAGGCAGGTTATCTTCGGCTACCCGATAAGTATTGCGTCTGCTAATTTTGCCGAGCTGTTCCTCTGCATAACTGAGGACCGCAGGTTCGAATATCTTACCCCTTTTCATCACCATTGTTTCCGGGGCCTCCTCTATTTTGTCAGTTTTATAAAGCCAAATATCATAAGCATTACACCAGGGGTCAAGCCCCAGAATGGCAGCCATATCACTGCTGCCGATATGATTTCGCCGTAACTCTTTTTGTCTTTCCGTAAGTGCCATTTTCCACCTCTCTTAACATTCATAAGGACTTGCTATATGTCGATGCCCGCACTCTGGGCAATTGTCCGCTGGCTTTTCTTTGAAATATACCTGGCAATGCATACACGAGTAGGCATAGCCCCTCTGCGTATAGTAGTCGTGGACTTCATCGCCGAGTCGCTTAATTAAATTGATACGCCCTTTCAGACTAAAGTCGTTCCAGTTTTCAATAAGGAATTTCTTCGTATACCAAGTCACGCACTGGCTTTTGGTTAGTGCGCAATATCGACTTTCGGCCTGTATAACCAACCCCTGCCGTTGGTCCAAGTCCGGCAATCGCCTTGCGACCATATAGCGGTCAAGGTCGCCAATATCCGCCAGTTCTCGACTCGTTCTGCCCTCGTGCCGTTGCAAGGCCGCGAATACCTGCCGACATTGGGTGTCCCTCTGGCCGCTTTCGGTAATCTGCTTTTCCGCCATTCTGCTTGTCGGCGGGTCGGTTTTACGAGTTGCTGGCGGCTGCTTTTTATCAAACAGTGGTGTTGACTTGAGCGCATCGTGAACCATTTTATTTCCCCCCTATTGCAAATTTTTGATTTCGTTTGGGACAATAATGTTCAGACCAAGGCATTTCTGGTGCTGTAGTTATGTCGATATTGTGCTTTCGACAAAAACTTTCGGCGTGTTTTTGACAATAAAAACGAACTACATAACTAACACGCCCACGTTTGCCAGTTACGTAATCATATTCAATACAATATGCTGGTGAGTTGTCGCATTTTGCTACTGAACACGCAGGCGAAAGACCATAAAATTTCTTAACTTGCTCTGGCACATCTATGAGCTTTGCAATTCGATGATTCCAAGTGCGTCTCATTTTTATTCCTCCTCTTGCTTTGCCCTTCCTTCGTCAATTTCTGCAACCTCACCACAGTCCACTGGAATATAGTCGATTACTTCGTTCAAATTGTTAATTGTTTGTATGGCAAGCGGTTCGTTTTCTTCCTCTAAATCGTCTCGTAAAATTTCTAAAACCTTTACAGCCGTTTCGAGACGGGCATCAATAAACTTGTCCGTGGGTTTGTTGACATATCCTAATTGTTTTGGTAGTTGATTTAATCTTTCACGTAAAAGCATTTTTATTTCTCCTTGATAAGCTCAATGTCTTTGCACATCTCCCTATACAATATATTAGTTACTTTTTTTCCTGTTTTGATTGGCTCCATAACAGGTAAATCCATAAATTCTAAATGGTAGCCAAAATCGCCATCGTTCTGTTTAACAATGGCTCTTTGGCATCCATAAATGACGTTATCATCCTCAAACACCCTCTTGCCGTTCTTGTCTTGGCAAACGAAAGGATGGGCGGCATCCCAAATTGGTATGCTTGGTTCTGGTTGTGCGTCTGGATGAGTGTGATATGTAATATATCCATCTCTAATCCATAAATACCCAACTGTTTTCCCGTCTTTTCCCAGTTTGAACAAATGTTCCATTTTACTTCTCTCCAAAGCTACTTTTGAGCAGCCAGAGCAAAGCAAGCAACGGCGTGCTCAAAAGCAAAATGTTAAGCAGTATGATTGCGGTTTTCATTGTTCTGCCTTATCACCAATTTCTGTTTCCCAAGTAAGAGGATTAAGTCCCAAGGAAGAACGAACACCTTGGCCCATTGCTGATAATTCCAAATCTATACAAGTTTTTATTACCTGTGCTTGCTCTTTGAAAAATGCGATTGGGCCTTTATCAGGATTCCACTTCGCTTGGAACTCCTGCAAGCTACCAATAGAGAATTTACTAAATTGCTTTACCAAAGCCTTTACATACTTTTCGCGCTTTTCGTCTGTGAAATTACTTACGTTGTCATAAATTTCTTTTATAGTCATCTTTCTTTCCTTTCTTTGGGCGGCCTGCCCGCCAGCCACAAGCCAGCGGGCTGGTTTATAGCGTTTAGCCAAGCTCTTTTAGTGTCGTCTCCTGTTTTAGTGCCGCCCGTTAGTCAGTCTTCAAACGATATACTCTATGCTCCTTGGCGTCAGTCAATAGCTCTCCCACGTGTTCAGTGCAAGCTGTTGTATCTGGAACGCCATCGGCATAAATTTCCCACTCTGCATCTTTGTCGCAATCTATTTGACAACAATGTTCTTTGGTCTTTGCCATCTTGTTTTCCTTTCTGCTCATAAAGAGCGTTTTCAATAAGCGAGGCGGGCAGGGATTTGCACCCTACACGATTGCAACTTATCAGGCTTGTAGTGTGTCCGGCCGCGAATCCATTCCCACTACCACAGTTTCGCACTTGACTTTCCTGCTTCACCTGCGTCTACCTATTCCGCCACCGCCTCGCATAGCTTTCAATATCTGGCAGGGCGGGCAGGATTGGTTCAGCACTTACAAGGTAATGGCAACTTTCCCTTCGGCCTACTTTCCAATCCCCAACATTACCACGCCGCCGCCCTACCAGAATAGCTTTCTAAAGCCAGAGCCAAAACACAAGCTCTGGCTTAGGAGGAGGGAGATATGCTATTTAGTTTTAAGAGAGCGATTTAATAGCCATCGTTAATCTGGCCAAATTCACTATTGAATTTTTACTGCTACACTCACGCCAAGAACGGGTAGCCAATACAGCTTCTCACCATCTTGTGCATTAACCTCTCCCGTGCTCCACTCCATAATGTCTTTCATTTTGAGTTTTTTGTTGCCGGTAACTTCCTTGGCTTCTGCCAAGACGGCTCTTTCAAGACTTTGCTCGCTCATCTTTCTTTCCTTTCTACTTATGTATTATTCCTTTGGCTGGCGGGCAGGATAACTTATTCAGCTTGTTTGGTCAGACAAGCCTAAGTAGGTGTTGAACTCTACGCAGTATGTTTCGCATACCTCAACCGTGTTGCTATCCACGGCTTTGCCGTGCCGCCGCCAGCCATATACCCATAAACTTTTAAGAGAGCTCAGGAGTGGCTTATAAAACCACTCCCTTTTTAGAAAGAACAGTTTCCACTTCCTTCGCTATTCTTTTTAAGCGTCTTGCAATAGTCGTTTCGTGAACTTTACATAGCTTTGCTATCGCTCCAGTTGAGTAGCCATAGCGAAAATACAATCTAAACAAAATTTGCTTTTCGACCGGTAACTCTTCAATAGCTTCGCAGAATTTTTCAATCTCGCATCTATGCCGTATTCTGCGTTGCTGTGTTTGCAAACTTAAATTTTTATGAATGGCCAACATTAGTTTTATAGCTTTATTACCATTTCAAAACGGAGCGGGCGGTTTTGGCGGAAATAAGGGGAAAAGACATGACGCCCGCTCCACAAACTATGTGTAAGAAACCGTCAAAATTACGCTCAAAATATCTCGTATGGCTCGTATGTATGCGACTTCTATTTTCGTCCATTCTGTGGCCTCTCAGACCCCTTAAACGCTAAATTAAAGGGTATATTTGATTGATTGTCTTGCCCACGGTCGGATGGTGCATTACAGATTTGGTAATGATATTGCGAACCCTGGTATTGAGGTCATCGAGAAATTCCTTGTCGCTGACCCGGTTTGGTTTCCAACCCTGTCGCATCTCTTGAGCAATCCGCAGGGCAAATTCCTTACAATGGGTACGATTTATTAAATCGTTGTTAGCCACTTTCTACCCTTTCAACTTTGCTTTTTACCTTTGGTCTCAAACTTGGCCTTTTCAAGCCTTCAATCCCCATTGGCAACACGCTCAATTGGTAGCTTTCGTCATGGCCGATTGGCTCCAGTTGCCATTGGTTGGCCCCAGCTGGTAAGTATTCAGTTACAACTCGTTTGAAACCGATGATATGTCTGTCCTTAATCAGTTGATAATACTGCGGGTTGCGATTTCTCATTTTTTGGCCCTTTCAGCTTCCGCTTTTTTGTGATGGCCGCCCTCTTCGTGATTTTTGCCTCTCTTTTTATGATGGCAAACTGAACAGTATTTACGACTTGTTCTCAACATTTCTCGCACCCGATGTATTTTGGCATTATAATCGATGAAGAAACTGCGACTTCTGCGTGTATTGTGTTGTTTAGTGCGTCTCCCCTACGAAATACTTGCAACCCTATTCTTTTGATTGTTTTCTTCTTAACGACACAACGGCAGATTTTTATCTGCGGCCCTCCCCACTCTTTAGCATCTTTTCTGTGTAAAAAAGAATAATAGCCAGGACCGGATTCTGAGATATTTACGCCTGCACTATAAGACCCAAAATGACCATAAAAAGGTGGCCAAAATCTACTTTTGCTTTTGCATATCGCTTTCCAAACTACAAACCTTTTGGGCTTCTTGGCCAAAATGGCTTTTTTCTCTGTTTCTGAATATATAGTGCTTAAACACATTGCAAAATCTCCGTTCTGTTAAAATAGGGAAATTCTTCTTGACAAATTGGGGGATTGTGGTAAACTGGGTTATTATTAGAGGAAGTGAAACAAGTCAGATATATTGTTTCATTTCGCAATTTCCTGTTGCTCAATGGCCTTTTATGTGGTAAAATACGCAACAAGGATGTTGAGCGAGGATGCGGTGGACAAGTTCCTGACGTCATTTACTCGCAACACACAAAAGATGTATGGGTGGGTTTTAGGGGATTTTCTAAAAACCGCACCCCAATATGTTCATCAAATCACGGTTGAGCATATTGAAAGCTACTTGTTGTCATTGAATTGTGCGGCGAGGACGGCCAATCTACGTTTATCGGTCTTGCGGTCGTTTTACAACTACTTGGAAATCCGCTACGATATTCCCAACATTGCCCGCAAAGTTAGACCCTTGTCTGCCCCACCTTCCCGCCAACGGGTTTTATCAAAAGCAGAATATCTAAAAGTATTAGCGGTTACGGAAAGCCATGTCAAAGATTGTATTGTCTTTCTGGCCAATAGTGGTTTGCGAAATTCAGAGTTCTTGACTTTAAGGCCAGAAGATATTACAAAAAACTTTATCTATGTTGTCGGCAAAGGCAATAAGCGCCGTGCTGTCCCCATCAATAAAACCATCAAGCAAATTCTTAAACACAATCCTCATCTGAACTTTTTAAAGAGCGATAATCGAGTCTGGCTGTGGCGGTTATGTAACCGAGCAGCCAAGCTCGCTGATATTCCTCATTTCTCGCCTCATAGCCTGAGGCACTATTTCGCTACTGAATTGCATCGCAAAAGAGTGCCTATAGATGTTATCAGTAAAATCCTCGGCCACGCCAGCACTACAATAACAGAGACCGTTTATATCCACTGGCAGGACGATGAGCTGGTAGGCGCTACCGACTGCCTCGATTAACTTTTCAAATAAATAGCCCAACGAGGCTGCTGTACCCGAAGAAGTGCAGAAAAACCCCGCTGGGCTAAAGTTCCGGATTATATTCGGGTACAGCATAATGGATTCCTTTCATTTCTTATATCGTCTAAAGTATAAACCAAACTTGAGGGAAAGTCAAATCTTTTTTTGAAAAAAAGTTATAAGTCCTTATGTGAACGCAACTTCTGGCTGCTAATATATATATAAGGAAAACTTATACTATAAGATTTGTACGGATAAGTCATATAAAAAGAGCCAAAGCTCCATAAAATAGAACTTGACTCCAGAAGAAAATTATGTATGCTGCATAAATTGCCTTGACTCAAAGACGCTGTTGTTTTATAATTATAAATACTTAACAGGCAAACAGTTAAATGTGGGAAATTTTGGAGAGGCAAGTAAGATAGGCGGTGGCAATTAGTGGACTATGTATACGTAGACATAATATTGGATGTGCTGGGACATTTTCTTGTCTGGATTTTGCTGTTTTTATTTTTGCTATTTTTATTTCGGGTAATTCTTTTACGTTGGGTATTCAGAATTGATACAATAATTAGGAGGCTTACAAAAATAATTCAAAATTTAGAAGAACTCAATAACTTAAACCAAACATTAAAAGATATACGAATTTTACTTAATTCAATTGATAAAAATATCAACGAATCAAAGTTTCAAAAAATCGGGGCAAAATTTGAATAAAAAGGATAGAAAAATGAAAAAGGTAAAAAAATTCGGGTTCACCTTAGTTGAATTGGTTGCGGCCATTGCAATTCTGACAGTAGTAATGGGCTTTGCGGGTGTAATTTTTAGGGTCAGCGTAGATTCTTATCGCACAGCAGGTGCAAATATCGAAATTATGCAGAAATTACGAGCCATTACATCGCAATTAAAAACAGATTTTGATGGCTTTATTATCGATGCACCTTGGTCAATACACTTCGTTAATCCAGAACCCAATATGCATTCCGATTGTATTGCTTTTTTTGCAACAGGTGACTTTTCTTCGCTTGGTCTTTATGATTATATAAAGGAAGACGGTACGCAGGATATCAAAGTTGTCCGAGGCAATGTAGCAGCAATATTTTATGGACATTCTATGTTGCCAAATCCGAACAGCAAAGATGAAAATACATGCCGCAAAAAAATACTAACCAGACGGGAAACAATACTGACAAGTGATAAAAGTTTGGTTAATCCTGGAGCTCCTTTGGCTGAATATTGTTTTTACTCTTTAGCAGGGTGGAAAACTAATCCACTTGATAAAACTATCTGGTTTCAGAGGTCTACGATTACGAAAAACAATCTTAACCAAACAGTTCAATTGTATATGGCAAAAGGCGTCAGTGATTTCAAGATTGAATGTTGGGATGATACCAGCAAAACGTGGGTACGCAAAATTCCACAATCGCAAATACGAGGTTTCAGGTTTACTTTTCGATTGTATGATTCCAAAGGAATTCTCAAAGGGGGCAGGCAATTTACTTATATTGTACATATTTGAAGAGGCATAGAGAAAAGCAAAGGCTGTTTTAGTAGTTATGTATGTATAGGCATTTAGCATGTGGATTTTAGCACTCATTGGAGTTGTGGCAATTGGAACCTTGGTTTATATAGCCAGCAGACGGCATATCTCTTTTGACGTTTCTCCCACACAACAAGAGGAGAAACAACAAGTAGAACGAAATCTAAAAGGAATAGAGTTAGAGAAAAAAGGGCATGTAGATAAAGCCATTGAATTATATAAGCAAAACATATCAGAAAATTTTATTGGAAATCATCCATATGATAGGTTGGCAATAATTTATAGAAAACGGAATCAAATAGATGATGAGATTCGAGTATTGGAAAAGGCTATTTGGGTATTCGAGAATATTGTTAACAAAAAACGACAAGATAGGTTACCAAAACTCGACAGATTCAAGAAAAGACTGCATAAAGCACAAAAGCTGAGAATCAATTTCTTTACACACTAACTGCCTTATAAAGTGATAGCATCCAACTAACAAACCAAATTATTCCAGTTGCAACAAGTAATCGCAAAATCCACATCCAGAAGTCTCTCCACTTCGTTCTCTGATTTGTTACGTCTTTCTTGCAGTTCCAAAGTCTCTCAACTTGAGATTTGAGTCCGGGGTTTTCAAACAAGACCGTCCTAACTTCTATAATGTCCCTATCTATTGTTTCGTGTTCCTTGCTGTGTTCGGCTTTCCAAATAAGCAGTTTATCTACCTTACCATCTACCACTTCCAGCTTTGAGTAGATTGTGTCCAAATCCATTTTCGCAATTTATCCTTCAAACTAAGTTAAGATAAGTAATGGTCTCTAAAAGTTATGGTTGGTTGTATGTTATCGCAAGTTTTGCACCTTCGTCTACACGTATATCTCCACCATGATTATAAAGATTTGTTATAGTGATATTGCCCATATTGTTTTGAACATTCAATGTTGCACCCTCAAAGACGTACGCTGTAGTAATTGTCTTGCTTACATCATCATTTACTGTAGAGCTTGCATCAAACGAACCGCCTAATAGATAAGCAGCAGTAATCACAGGTGCTCCACCAGTCGACTCCGGAACCCAATTGAATGTTCCACCATGTAGTCGCAGAAGTGTAATTAGTTGGTCTGTTGTGCCACCTCCACCTTCTGTGCCATAAGTAAATGTGCCATTATACATATCTATCAAAGCCACAGCACTATCTGATGTTACAGTTCCGTTTGCCATATAAACATTCATTGCATAAGCAGTGGCTTTCAGCCGTTCACAGTCGTTATGTATAGCTACTGTTGCATTACTGGCCTTGTTATTTTTTGGCGAAACATATAGATTTTTTACAGCCAAACTTTTCTCAGCAGTGCCATCGTTGCCAATGTAAACTGTACCGGCAAGGACAAACAGATTTGTTATTTCACAAACCCAACTGGCATCACATTGCTCACCACTTAAATACACTGTTGCATTTTTATTATTTACAATTACTAAGGGCACTATTTGGTCTTGGCCAGTTGCGTTTTCAGCAATTTCAATATAATATGTACCACTACCTTCGATAACTATTTTCTGTGCTGAAGTATGCAATGGTACTTGTGTAGCACCAATACCACCAGTATATGTACTTTTGAAGTGGAGCAAGTCAAAATCTGCTCCACCAGTATCACCTATTGCCATACCTGTTAAAGGAGCAACTACTGATGTCGAGTCAAAGATTACTTCGTCGGTAGCAACCGGCGCTGTGTCACCAGACCAATTAGCAGCAGTTGTCCAGACTGTTGTAGACGCTCCATAATCCCAAGTTCTAACTGCCATTTTATTTCTCCCATTTGTTTAATAGACATTTTTCGTTTTCTACTTTGGCTTTGGCCGGAATAAAGCATTTGCATAATCGACAAAATAAATTCCGCCTTTTGTTATCTAACGAATGTTTCGGCAATGGTGACAACTTCTCAAGTTGAGTGAAATTTGTAAGAACTTCAATGCCATGTTGTTTTAACCAGTTTGCATATTCCTTCAAAGTAAGCCAGGTATTATCATCGCATAGCTGACATAAACGCACTCGGCTGTCCGTGAATTCATACTTCTTGCCTCTGGCTAAATTTGTATAGCCGATAGCAATATGCTTACCTTTTTTCAGAACAGATTTTGTTTTGCCACAACATCCCATATTTAAGTAGGTTTCCTTTTAAGAACACAAGAACCGCCATAGCCAATACACACGCGTACTCCTGATTCACCACAAGCTCTTGCACCAGCCACGGTATTGCCACAGTTCGCTTCTACGTTTTGATTATCATAAATAGCCTTTATACCAGTGAGTACTTTTTTCGCTACTGGGTCATAAAGTACTTTCAATGTGCTCGGATTAAATTGCACAGCAATTCTGGCTGTTGATTCCACAGAAAAAGCAATTCTTTCATTAGTTGTCTCGGAAGCACAAATAAAAATATCATTACCATAACAAAGAACTGTAACACGCCAACCAGCAGATACAGCAGTAAACCACTCCCAACCAAATGTACAAACCCAAGGGACATTTATACCTAAACTATTAAGGTCGGAAGGCCAAGATGCTCCAGAACATTGTTGAACCCCAGAGAATGAAACATCATAACTACCGTAATCATGACAAATAGCCATTATTAAGCCGTATAACAATCACAATCTTCGCTTGGCATAAATACAGTTGCGCAATACCAATTAGCTCCTGTTTTTTCTACGAATATCAAATCACCATCTTTTAATCGGGGTACGGCCTCATTTAAATTAGCTCCGCCTTGGGCAATGCTGCAATTGACGGTTATCTCAGTGCTACCGGCATCCTTATCAAGATAACACGCTATTGTCTTGCCCGCTCCAGCATCTACTTTACAATACGCTTTTCTCGCCCTATCCGCATTCGCCTGCCTGAACGGCACGCCTACCCATCGGGCATTGCCTTCATCGTCCCAGACACGGAAGGCGACTATCAAATCCCCTGCCGCCAGATGCGCAACGTATTCTTCTTCCGGGTCATATTCGGCAAGATTGAAAACCTCAACGCTTGTTTCATTAAGGTTAAGAAATTTATTCTCGCCGCCAGTATCCGCCCAATCGGTAGCATCAAAAGTTTGCTCATAGCAGTTATATACCCCATCTCCGGTTGCTACTGACTGAACTTCAAAAATCCGTGCGGAGCCGAAGATTTGATTGAAGTGTGCGTATCTATGGTCTTCGAGGCCACTTACCTGATAAACTTCATATAGCGATAACTTCCTGCTCCAAATTATTACTTCATCTATCTGGCCGTTAAAGTAATATCCAACGCCCCCACCAATTTTAGCGCCTATGCCAAGAGCATCGGTATTATCAATATTGCCTACGGTAGCGATACTTGCCGACGTTGCCTTGCTGACTCCATCAACATAGATAGTTATTATGTCATTGCGGTCGTATACAACCACAAGCCGATGCCATTTGCCATCGCTAAACTCACCTACAGTTGCCGTAACTGCGGTAACAGTACCCCCAGCACCAACTATTCTGGCACTAATTTTTCCTGCATCAGTAATCCAAACATTGTAGCCATTTGTAGCAAAATCTCCCTTGCTAACAACAAGCTGGGTAGTAGAACTTGCTGTCTTGAATGATGTAGCGATTGCAAAATGAGTTGAAGCCCCGAAATTCAAGCTCGAATGACTGGCTACCTGAACATAATCACTGTTACCATCAAGTTCGAGAACATTTCTGCTTACACTGGCAGTGCCTACCAGAGTGCCATCGTTTGCTTCTTTTGAACTGTCCTTGGCCGTGTTATTGAACTGCCACCAGCCCACAAGATTTGTCATTAGAGTAGTAGGTATCAGTGGAGAAGGCCGCTTGCGTATGTATATGCCCGTACTATCGACTATGCCATCTTGCATAAGGGAATTCATAAGGCTCTCGACAAGTCTTGACATGCGGTTATAATCACTTGCACCTACCCTGCTTTTACCAGCTATCAGTCTTTTGAATGGTTTAATTGCCATTATAAAATTAGTTGGCTAAAATCCGCCAAAGGATAAATAGGTATTGCGTTCGTCCCATCCGTAATGGATTCAAAATTAACTCCACCTGCACCGGCATTATCTGTTCTTGGAAATTTATTCCAACCCTCTGGCCTATAAGAGAATCGGAGTGTTATCGTCCATACAGGTATTCCCATATTTGTAAATTCCCTTTCTGGAGAGGGATTGCCACAAAGTAAAGTTTCGGCGAGAAATAATTTATTAAGCGGTCCAGAATATACCCATGCGTTATTAACACAGCCAATATGTGTCCAGATGGCGGTTGGCAAGTAAGGAGCCCTGTGTATCGTATAAATCCAGTCAAGTGTTCGCAAAATCCGGGCAGGTGCTTCTACATTCGCATCTTCAAGGGAGACCTTGGTGGCTCCAGTACCAAAATATAAACCTTTTCGTCCCAGAGTAATAAATTCGGCTGAAGGTTCAATTCCTTCCGTAACATATATTGTGCCTACCTCCTCATATTCAGTGGTAGCGTAATGAATAGTTACGAATGCCTTGGAATAATCCCCATTAGTATCAATGCCGCCATGAGGTTCTATTTCCGCTTTTTTGGCGTAAACGCCCCTAAGACGTTCACTTACTGCATCATATTCGTGGGGCGGGTGCAAAATAGAACCTACCGTGAAACCTAACATCTCCCTGGCCAATGTTATACGGTCTGCATAGTCGCACTGAAATTTATCTACGACCGATATGCCCTCCGGTGCAAATTCTTCCCTTGGATAACCGGGTACTCTATCATATGGTACTGTTATAGCCATTACTATGGCCCTTTTGTACTTTCTCTATGCAGTTACAGTTCCTAATCCACGTGCTGCACCTTCAAATCTATTCATAACATCAATCATTCTTTTTTCTTTATCATTGAGTTTTCTTAATTCAAGAGTGGTTTTCTTCTGCTCGTCAAGTAAAGGATTTTTTACTACAAGACTCTCGCTCAATTTTCGCCACGCCTCCTTTATCCCGACAAAGCCAACTCTATATTCAGGCTTTACCCCTGGTGCTCCCGGCACCCCCGGTGCTCCTGGTACTAACGCTTTTTCAAGAACATTTTTCTCTAATTTTTTATATTTCTCGGTGATTGTGGCCACGTCCTTCCGCATCTCTTCGAATTTTGTTGTAATTACGTCCCTGACTTCTTCGGGCAGAAGATAAAAGGATTTTTTCAGGGCCACATCAAGGCTTTCTTTCAGCTTTGCAAGCAATGTGCTCCAAGGCGTTGTTTTGAATACAGGGAACTGTCTTTTATATATTCCCTCTTCAGCATACCGCCCCACTATCTCCCGTGCCTCCTTGCGAGCAATTGCTTTTTGTTCCGCTCTTGTTCGTCCTGTAATTTTTCTTATGCCCCATTCACGGGTATAAATTCGGGCATATTCTTTTCGATAATCACGCCATTTTGCCCATGCTCTTTCTGCTGCTACGAAAGCCCTGTTTTCAACTTCACTCCAGACTTTATCGAAGATTTTTACAATTGCCTGGCCCAACGCTTGCCACAAAGGCACAGTGGCAAGTAAAGCCGTTTTGATATTTGCCGTCCAGTCGGTGCTTAGCCACTTGATGAACTTCCAGAGAATGTCCTTAACAAATCGCAGCATCCTTTCGGTTTTCTCCGCCCATTCCGCAATGGCCATCTCATTTTCTTTTGACCATTTCTTAATGCTGTCGGCCATTCTTTTTATACTTGGTAAAAAAGGAGCTCCAATATACTCTGCAACATCGCCCAAAGCATTTTTCATCTGTTTCAATTTACCAGCAGTAGTCTCAGCTTCTTTCTGGGCAAGTTTGAATCCCTCTGCGCAGAACTTTGTTAGTATTTTTAATTGTTCTGTAGCATCGGTGGTAGCCCTTAGAGCAGGAATGTATCTTCGCAGCATTGTAAATTCACCTTGTTTCGCAAGTGCAATATACATTGCCATTGACTTAATACCCATACCTGTTGCTGCTGCGAGACCAATTGACTGTTTAGCAGCCTCTTCCAATTTATCTGCTGTGACTCCAAGACTCTTCATTGATTGCATCAGCATCAATATTTCTTCGTCCCCGTAGACCGTTACCTTTTGGATGCCAGCGGCAAATTCTTCGAACCTTTTCATTGTGGTATCCGAATATTCCCCCGCTATTTTCAACGCCCCCGCTAACATAAATACTGCCTTCTCTTGTTTTATCGCTGCGTAAGTGGCATAACCCATAAGAGCAGACAAGCCTATAAAAGCCTTTTTAGCGATGCTAAACATTTTGCGCACGACTGCAGTTACCACACCGACTGCTTTGGATATTATGCCACCAGTAATTTTCAACATCCCGCTCATAATGCTACTCATTTTTCCAACGGCTTTGGATACTGTAGCCTTAGCCCTCGCCAGACTTCTCTTGAGCGGTTCTAATTTCCCTTTGATTTCTACGAATGCTTCAAATAATTTAACTGCCATCTTTTTTACTTCCAAACATTCTCATCGCTGCTTTGTGAGCGGCTTCACCTGTTAAGGAGCGGGGTTCGGTAATATCCGACCCAAGCTCCAGTTTGAGTATGCTGCCAATTTCGTCCAGAAAAGAAACAAACTGTCGTAAAGTCAGATGCATCGCTTCCTTAAAACTAAACCCGTAGAACCTACAAAGCAGTGCTATTGCTGTTATTTCGGAGATTTTCTTTTGGGGGTCAATTTTTTTTTGACCTCGCCTTTTTTATCGCCCTTGGTTTCGGGGAACATTATTTCAAGAATGGCATCGGAATTACTTGGCGTCATTATATGTGTTGCGTCTTCCCTGCTGACTTCGGGGTATGCATATCTTAAACTTAAATAAACAAGATAAGAAAGTCCCTCTACCGTGCCTAATTGTTCTTCAAATTCTTCTTCGGATATGGAAGAATCCGTCAGTTTAAGTAGTTCCATTGGGTCGATGTCGCCTATCTTTTTGGCATCAGTCACAAGTCTTTCCCTGTGTTCTTGATTTGCTTTCTTCTTTTGTTCTATCAAATAATTTTTGAATGCGGCAAGGTCAGCCATGTCAAGTTCGGTGAAAATAAATTTCTTGGAGCCAATTTCTACTGTTGCCTTTTTCCGCACAAAACCGCTCAAGTCCATGGACATAATTTAACTCCCTTTTGTCATTGTCGTTGTTATTGTTCCTGTAGCTTGAAAACTATAAGTAACAGTTTCTATTCCATCCTTATCCACCCCTAAATCAACTCCGGTACATATAGCACCTTTACCTGCTGCCCCAACTGTGCCAAAAACATATCCTTTGTCAGCATTAAGAGGTCCACGCAATAGTTCAAGCGCTCCTTCTTGACCTTCATCAATTTCTACATCTCCTGATAAATGACAAGTAACTGTAGCAGTACCACCTTTGAAACCTACTTCTCGCATCTTACCTGTGCTGGAACCATGCATTACTGTGCTTTCGGCTGTGCCAGCAATTAAATTAGCAGTCCATTCTATAACATTAGTAAGTGCTCCAAGAGCTGCTACAGTTCCATCAGTATCAAGACCCCAAAAAGCATTAGCGGCTTTTCCATGATAATCAGATTCAGGCATAATTCTATCCTTTCAAATTCAAAGTTTATTTTTAATTATATTGCACTCCCGCTGCATCATCCATTTCGAACGAGTATGAAATTTTACCTATATCGTCCTTTGAAGCAGTTTCGGTGATGCCCGTACAAAGAGCATTAAAACTAAAATAATTTGTATCATCAATATAGAGTTCGAGTGACGCTTCAGAACCGATTTGTGCCACTGTGTCTCTGGTTTTTCTGGCATTACCATCGATAGTTGCAGTTGCATCGTCAAATCCCACTTCGAAAGCCTGCCAGAATCCTGAAGATTGCATAACAGTCGACTCTGCGACATCAGCCGAAGCAGATAAACTCCAACCAGTAACTGCCGTAATAGTACCAGCACCGCCTGTAAAAACAACCGTTGCCGTTTTTCCATGAAAGACAGCCATAATAAGGCCTCCTTGTATTTTATAGTATTGTTACGGTGTCCCTTCTGTTACCGTGCCTGTTAAAGTACCAGTTAGCTGGAATGCGTATGTGACAGTTTCAATGCCATCTTTATCCACACCAATGTCTACTCCAGTGCAAATTGCACCATCGGCTCCAGTAGCAAGTCCTTTCATAGCGTCAGTAGCACCACGCAACAGTTGCAAATCTCCAACGTCACCTTCATCAATCGCTACATCTCCTGCTAAGTTGCAAGTAACTGTAGCAGTACCACCGACAAAACCGGCTTCTCTTGTTTTACCGGTATCAGAGGCATGCATCACTGTACTTTCAGCTGTAGCACAAACTAACGTATAGCTCCATTCGATAACGTTAACGAGAGCAGTGAACGTCCCACCATCCTTCCAGGTAGCCCATGAAGATTTACCGTGATAAATATCTTCAGACATAATTCAGCTCTCCTTTAATTATTAAGTATAACTGACGCCTGAAGCGTCATTCATTTCAAAAGAAAAACTTACTTTTCCGATATCATCTTTGGAAGCCGTCTCGGTAATGCCTATACAAATTGCAGTGAAGCTAAAATAGTGAGAGGCATCAATATACAATTTGAGTGTTGCACTATTTCCAATCAGGGAAGTATAGTCGACTTCAGTGCGAGCATTGCCTTCAACTGTTGCAGTTGCATCATCAAAACCAACTTCAAAGAGTTGAAACGTATCTCCCATATCAGTAGCTTCTGCTGTATCTCCTGAAGTAGTCAAGGACCATCCAAGTGTTGCTGGAATTGGTGTTAATCCAAGACCTTCAATTTTTGCAGTTTTCCCGTGGAAAACAGCCATGATAATTCTCCTAATATCTAAATTGATAATAGCGCATATAAATTCCCGTAAAACTTTTCTATAGCTACCTCTCCTGTGTAATTTAATAGACAGTGATAAGTAACGTTATATTGCCATACTTTTTCAATTTTAATAAGTAGTGCTGTATCACGCTTTAGTACAAGCGTCGTGTAATTATCAATTGTCAGTTCATAAAAATCGTAACCAGTTCCTTCAACAGTGATTCCTTTTAGGTACTCAAAAATATCACACGCTTCAGAAGACGAAGGCTCATCACTAAAAATATTAAACTGTATCAGCGCATCTTCCAGAACACTATCACTATCAAAATCCTGTACATCGCTGACAAGTGAGAATACAATATATGGGAAAACAGCATTTGGCGGTGCTTCGGTATTGTACATATCAGTGACACTGCCGAATAAATCAGTGTCATCGGCAAATCTTGAATAAATTGATTCAAAAAGTGTTTTCATTTGCCTTTGAACAATTGTTTAATTCTTCTGACGTTAGCCAGCAATGCAGGCCTCAAAAAGGGCTTGCCTGCCCATTTACTTGTTCCCAATTCGACATAACTGTTATGTACTAACACGCCAGACACCATAAATGAATTTTCTCTTGCAATTGTAAAATCATATAATCGTGGTATGTTAATTTTGCCTCGTCGAATAACAGTATATTGCTCTATTTTAAGAATTGGTTTTTCGACAAACATATCCATATTTACAGTTGGCAATTCGCAATCAAGACGATTTAATGCTCCATGACAAGGCCTACATAAGGTAACAAGATTTTCTTCAGTGTTATTCGTTTTATCCCAATTAAGATGATGCACTATCAAATCAATATCCTGATGACATTGTTGGCATAAAAAACCATCTCGCTCTAATATAATCCTTTTTAATCTCCCGTTAAATTCTCTTGGGTAAGGTTTCTTACAAGAACCATCTCGCCACTGAGGATTATTTTGTCCCCTACGTTTTTTACAAGTTTCTTCACTTAACGACCAAGACATTCCTGTGGTAAAATCGTGAGGACCAAATTTATGGCGGCAATCAGACGAACAATATTTGGGCGTGCGAAATTTAAGTTCATAGTTAAAAACCCAAAATTCCTCTCCACAAGGACAGATAAATTTGGTTTTGTTTGAATCATCTACAATTGCATTACGACTACGCTTGCCAAATACCTTATCGGTCTGAATAATATTTTTAGCTTTTTCCCACATTAAAGTATTACTACGTAAGATTAAGACCAAATGATTTTCTGTTACAATCAATGGCAATCTACCCTTTCTTGTGACAATGGAAACCGCATTATAATTATTAGGCGAAAAGCGATATTTCGCTGTAATTTTGTGTGAGTTACCGTCTTTGGATAATACATTATCAAAAGCAAAGTTGCTTATAGCAGAGCTTGTTTTTTGTTCGGGAACATAAACATTCTGTCGACCAACTACACAGGCATACTCCACATTACTGCCAACCCTTGCTGTCCTGCCTTCAATGTCGTGAGTTATACTGCGTCTCAAAGTTGTGGTTTTGACGGGACACTTTTCTTTCGCCGACCTTTCGACCAGCAGTGTGGCTTTTGTTAAGCCCTGCTGGAAAAGCCTGTCAGCCTCATCAAGAACGTCTTTGGAATGGTCGATTATCTTGGCCATTATTCAATCAGTTTAATATCTACAACCAAAAATCTGTTCAAATTGTCCACATTACTGACATCGACTATATCGTAGTCCTTGCCGCTATAAGTGATTATATCGTCTGTAGTTACATTAATGACTTTACAAAACAGCTTTCCGTCCCTATAGTAAGTCACCTTGTCGAACATAATCTTCTCACTACCCTTGACCCAGTTGATTCGACAGGGCAAATCCTTGTGGAGTCTGGTTGTAGTTTCGGTCCAGCCGCCCATGCCGTCAGAGGCCCTGGTAATCCTCTTAACATCCACCTTGCTAATAAATAAATGCTCCATTTTTAGACTGCACCCAGCATGAGCTTTCGCCTGATATAATTTAGAATTAGCTTATCAACTTTATCGATGCCGGTTAGTTGTTTCCCACCATCCGCCAGAGTATAACTGTAGTCTCCGAGTTTTTCGGACTTCAAGGCACTGCTATACTGCGAATATAACGTGGGGTCATTCTCCGCCTTGCAAAGAAGTATCGCTGCTTGTTTTATTGCTGCCGGACAGCTTGCCCAACCGTATGTTCCGGTTATCTGGATGTTCTTAAGCCCCTTGGCAAATATACCAAGCTCCGCCCCCATCAAGTAGTGCAGCTCTGCCAACATAGCAAAACAAGCAGTGCCTGAAGTGAATGAGCCGCTATAATCACTGCTGTCCGTGCCATTCAAAGTAAAATTGTCTGCATCGGTTTTTGTAGTTACATATTCTCCATCTAAAGAGGGACTAATTCCTTTTACTAACACTAATCGTGCTGTCTCGCCTGTAATAAATCCGTGAGCGGTAAGATTGATTGAAACGGGGTTAGTACTGGAAAGAGTGATACCTTCAATTGCTTTACATTGAGCCGTAGCTACGGCAACCTGAAAAACCGCATTTTTATCGTAAGCATATAAACTGCTACTCATAAGTACTCCGCTAATTGTAATTTCAGTTATGCTCAAAATGTCGGGAGTATAATTAAGAAACAGTCTATCTTTGCCGTTGCCATCGAATGTATCGGTAAAAGTTTTTGCGTAGAAGTAATCGTGCGTTGTCTGCTCAATCAAATCTTCTGCCCTGTCTATCGCCGCTTGCTTCTGAGCTTCTGAGTACCCATCAGGCCAATTGTCTACATCAGATTCAACTATGTAATTGCCGCTTGCTGCCATTTTTTATAGCCTTCCTGCTCGTCTCATTGCCGCCCATTTTGGGCCTTCATTGTCTTGGGGTTCTTTTGGTTTTTTTGGTTTCTTTGGCTTTTTCTTTTCAGTCATTGGTCTAATCCACCAGCACGTATTGTATGTAAAAATACACAGCTACAGCTCCTCCTAATGTTACCTGCAAGGCTTTGCCTACATTAGTTATTGCGACACAGACACCATCAGTCTGGACGAGATTAGCAAAAAGATTATCTGCTGTAAAATCAAGACGCATAATGTCATCTGTATCAGAAAGTAAAGCAACGGTTACGGCTCCTCCAGCAGAAGCAACAAGCCTTATAATCTTAATGCGTTTTCCTGCTGTTGCCCCAATTAGTTCGTGCGTAGCTGCAGTGGATTTTGTAACGTATTTTTGTTTTATCAAATTACCGAAGCCATCACGGCCTACGTTGGATTGCAGAGCCATAATTTAATCTCCTTATGTATAAGTTATTGTTACCGAACTGACTAAACTACGGTCAAGGTAGTATGTTTCGTTACTACACACTAACTTAAAGGTTTTACCTACTGCTCCTCCTGGTCTGGCAAGTTCAGCCGCTAAGCGTTGAAACCAAGCACGCCTTTCACTTGTTCCACTGTTATAGGGACAATATTTGCTAAAGTTACCCGTCTTAGCTTGTGTCGAAGTGATATTGATTTCTGTTATATTTCCAGGACTTGACATTTTTATTTCTCCTTAACTTAACGTTACGGTTATGCTGGTTACTGAAGCCCTATCGACAACCAAATAATCAGTGCCAGCCACATTAAGCGGTAATTTGAAACTGCCGCTACTGTGATTTTTCAGCAGTTCAGTCAAAAAGAAAAGCAACCAATTGTGCTCTTTTTGTGAGTCAGCTGTATGAGGACATTTATAAGTAAGATAATCTCCTTCACAGACACCGCCTGTTACTGCTACTTCATCTATTCTCGACATTTTTTAATCTCCTATGCAAATTTTAATTTTTGATTAAAGAATCTTATCCACGATTTTCGATGATTATTAGTTTTTCCGTGACAACTCCAACATAAAGACATTAAATTGTCTGGAGAAGAATTTTGTTTATCATAATCAATATGGTGTATACAAAGATTTTTGCCTATTTGTCTTTTCTGGCAAAGTTGGCAAATATATTTGTCTCGTTTCTTAATGAGTTTTTTTAATTCTGCATCAAAATCAAAAGCATAAGGAAGAAATGAAATGCCACCTTTCCAAAAATGACTTTTTTCTCCGATAATACCTTTATTCCAAGGAGGTTTCCCCTTTTTTGATTCACTTATTTTTCTCTTAGTTTCTTTAGAACGAATGGGTTGTTTTCTTCCTTTAAGAGACTTACTAATTTTCTTCTTTGTTTCTTCCGAAAGATGTTTTCCTTTGTTTGCTATGCTTAATTTTTTCTTATGTGTCTTTGAAAGATGTTTCTCTTTATTCACTATGCTTAATTTTTTACGTGTATCATTTGAAACACATCTGCCTGTCGCAGCCTTCCTCATTTTTTCTCGTGTTTCAAGCGAAAAATGTTTGCCTTTCATGGTGCCTGGACGACCTTTAAGAGCCTCGCTTATTTTCTTTCTATGTTCTTCAGAAGGACGCCCTCTTTTTATACCCTTTAGAGCTTTGCTTATCTTTTCTGCTCTTTCTTTTGGATTTGTAAATTGTCCTTTTGGCATTTATACTAATCCTCAATTAAGTTACCGTGCTTATCTCTTGCCCATATATTCAATCTTTCTTTACCAAAGGGTACAACTATTGCACACTTAATAGGTACAGGCCCACCATTTCTGGTGGTGTGTCCTGCTTTATGCGAGCGCCTGTTCAGTTCTTCTCTGTAATCTCTTTCAGGCATACCACGCAACTCAGGATTTACTATATTCATTGTTCTGGGGTCGTCGGGCATTTTGTTTAATCCTTTTCAAATATGGGAGTTGATTATCAGGCTCAACTCCCTAAAGCCTTTCAGTTTTTAACTTACGGACTAATCTGCAGCATAACGAATGGAGCAACGGATGTGTAGGTAGCAGCATCCGAGCGAGAAACACAAAATCCAACATTTTGCATATTCGCTTCCGTCTGATCGTAAGATTCATCCCTTTGTGCTACACCAAACTGGTCAAGACAGAACTGATGACAACCATCTACGAATCCGGAATGTTGATTGGAATCGGGCGTAACTCTACAAATTCCCCAAGTCTGACTCCAGAAATAATCATCAGCATCTGCATCTATAGCAGGCATACCCATTGCTGGAGATGTGCCATCAGTATTACTCCTTAAATCACTATAGGGATTAGCACAAATCTCACAATTGTCATCTTCTACAGCAGCGGATATCCCATCATCAATCGTAATTGTCATCTCATCACCGTCTGTAGCAACGACAGTATTGGTGAGAATCATCCTCTGGTCTCGTACAGAAGAGCTGTTGTATAAGGAAATGTAGCCTCCATAAAGTTCGTTTGCAGCAACTGCACCAGTTCCTAATACACCAATTTCACCAGAACTAAAACTAAGTGTCAGCGATGTTGCACCTGCGGAAGCAGCAGCGACGGCACTGGCACCTTGTACTACTGTCATTACCAGCGGATTATAGTTGATAACGAAAAACTTCATACTTGTAAGGTCTGCTCCACATAGTCCATACCGAAAAACACGGCCATCCCAAGTTACTCTGCGAGTACCAATCGAACAGTTCTGGGTTGTTTGTTTTACGTGTAATCCCTGCAAACTTGTTTGCCCTGTTAGTAATCCACCATAAACCATATCATTGGTGATACCGTGCGCCATCGCTTGTTGCAGTAGACGACCGATAGGCGTAAACATATCGGTGTCCATAGTCGCAAGATTTCTTTTACTCATTTTGTTCTCCTTTTGACTTTGCGTCGTTTAATCTTTTTGCGAATCCTTGTTGTCACTTTCTTTTAGTTTTTCAATCAACTCCCTTTTTGTGATTTTCTTGGGAAGTTCGATTCCTCTTTTCTCGGCAAGTTCAAGAAGCTCTCTCTTCTTCATAGTTGACAAATCTGGTTGT